TCAAGCATATGAATACGAGTTTCCTGTACTACATCACTCAGATCAGGAAAATCAAAATCATCTAGATCATTGAATTCACTCTTGAGATATTCTTCATCAATGAGTGCCTGTGCTTCAGTGCTAAGAAGATAATATTTCAAAAGAGTTTCTACTGCATCAGCATACTTACGTGAATCCTCAAGGTCTTCTTCCTCATGAGGACGCAGGGTTTCAATGCGACTTTCAAGATCGCGAACTTCACTCTTCAATCTACGATAATCTTCGGTGAGTTGATCTGCAAAAATCTTTTCAATCTGTTCAAGGTCTAGTTCAACAATAATATTACTCATTTTCATTTTCCTTTTCTTCATCAGTTATGAGATTGCCACCAACCAAGGTGTACTTGTTTTTAATAAAATTAGCAAAATCTGTATCAACAAGCAATTGCTTCCAAATTGCTGCATTGTCTACAATATCTGCAGCACGCATCTTATTTCCTGTCACTTCACCAGTAGAACGGTCAACGAGAGCATACCAACCATTAGAAGGTTTGGCAACATAGTTACCCTCAAGAGCCAAATCCAAGAGTCCGGACCACTTCTTGATCCCACCTTCATATGAAACAGTGATTGGAATCTTTGACTTTTCCTTGACATATCGTGACTTCTCAACATTAATAATAAAGTGATATCCATTGATGCCATCAGCATCCTTGTCCTGCTGACGACCGAGAATCCAAATTGTATCTGCTGAATAATAGATGCCTGTGCCTCCAGACACAACATCCTTAGGATACAACCCAATCTCCTTATATGTATGATTGATAGCGATCAAAGGAATTCCCTTGAGCGTCAGGTGAGGAGTAACCATACGGAAAAATGACTTGAATGACTTTGCACGAGACATGTCTGCAACTGACTTCTGGTCATTAGCATCATCGACTTCTTTCTTCGAAGCAAGGTTGCCAACAGAATCAATTACAATAACAACCTTATCATCTCGAGTGATATCATCAAGTTGCTTCATCATATCAAACTTGAGTTGCTCGATATCAGTCACAGGTGTATGAATGACTCGTTCCATAGCAATACCAAAGGATTTGAAATATCCTTCAGGCGTACCAAATTCAGAGTCATAGAATAAAAGAACACTATCAGGATATTGCTTCATGTAAGCAGCCGCCATAAGGAGGGAAAAGGCGCTCTTGAAGTGCTTTGATGGTCCAGCAAGGACTGTGAGTCCAGGAGTAAGTCCTCCATCAACACTACCTGATAGTGCCACGTTCACCATTGGAACGCTAGTAGTAATAACGTCTTTACGTCCGTAAACTTTGCTATCTGCAATTGCAGAAGTCTCTTTAATAGTAGAATTCTTAATCAATCGACTCATAAGTGACATAATATATCCTTGGGTTTTACGAATTTAACTTATCATACAGTTTCTTTATAAAGTTGTCAATCGCTTTTTCACGGTCAGGCCAAACAATATTTGGTTTGTCAGGATTTTTCTTTAAATTATTAAGCAAAGGCAAGATCATCTCTACAATCTCTTGTGCTTTGTCTTGTGTTTTTTCTTCAATAGGATTTGAGAATCCAAAATCCCACTCATCATTTTTTGTCATAGGTTTCTCGTTTTCTTTATTTTTAAATCAGCAGTACATATACAGGCACTAGTTATGCATTTTTTTCTTTCTAACTTAAAACTATTTTTTAGATTTCCTATTGATTTATCAATTCCTGACCAACAACGCCTTACATTGAACTTGGTATCAACTGAAATGTTATTAAATCCTGCTTCACAATCCCATCCAGAATAATTAGTAAAATTCATAGATAAAAGAGAATTGCCATTTTCAAATAAATATTTTTTTTCTTTTGTTTCAACAGTAAAACGTTTTTCAAAATCATTTATATTTAACTCATTAACAATATCAATCATTTCTTGAGTATATAATACTACATCTTGTTTATAAGAAGGATCATCAACACTATCATTATCATATTGAAAAGAAAAAACATAATTTTTATATTTAGATTTTATTTCTTTAGCAATAGGAACCAATTTATCAAATAAAGGAGGTGACATAACGAGACTTATAGTAGCAATAATATTTTTTGTTTTTATAAAATTAATTTTTTCAAAAAAAGTTGATAATTCAGCAAACTCGAAATGATATGATGCAGTCAAATGTAATTCTATATTTTTAGTGACTTCAATTAAATTTTCCCAATATTTAATTGAAGGGCTTAAATTTGTAGTTAAAGTAATTTTAAATTTGATTTCTTCAATATCATTGATATACTTTAAAAATTCAATAAAATTTTTGTATGCTGTTAATTCGCCGCCTAGCATAGAAATATGTATTTTTTTAAAATTAGATGTAATTGCAGCTTCTACAAGATTATCTATAGCTAATTGATATGTGCCGAGTGATTTATAGTCATAATTTTTAGAATGAGTATTAGGCCAACAATAAGAACAATCATAATTACAAAAGGTACCTAAATTCCAATTGACATGCAATATTTTTTCATTGATGTCTTTCTCTTTTATACCACATACGGAAATTACATCTTCAAATTGTATGTGTGTCATTCAAAAAAACTTTCTAGTGTATTTGTTTTTTCTATCTTCCAATCAATAGCATCTAGGATTGTCTTGATTGGTTCGATAAATGCTTTCTGGTATTGTAGTTCGTAGTCAATATATTTATCTAGACCAAACTGTCTTGGAAGGTCACCCGGACAAGCAATCACATTTTCACGCAAAGGATTGGGCATCTTCATATAGCAAAACTTGATCTTGTCACCGTTCTTGATAAGAGGATATCGTGCTTCCATCTTCGAATCTTGAATGAGTTTATTATAGAGCAAAGCACCTCTCACATGAATAGGAGTCGCCTTGATATATGTTTCTGTCTTGCTCTGATACTTCTGTGGATGCTTGACACCTCGAGGAAATGCAACCTCCTCGAAAGGAAGTTTCATAAACTCATACTTGAATTTTTCAATGAAGTCAATGACCGTATCCTCATCTTTGGTCATGATAAGGTTGAGACATTTCTTAATGTTATCACGGCATGCCTTAGGAGTTGAAGAACGAACTGCTTCGATGCCAACCATCTTTAACTTTGCGTCTGAGTAAGCGACACCTTCATTGTTCCATACATTGAGGATGTATCTTTTCTTTGCTGTCCAGATTCCTTTGTCTGCAATCGCTTCTCGCTTCATTATCATTTTTTGCTGGAAAGCATTAACATATCCGCCAAGCGACTCGTAGCACGACTCAATAAAAGGTTCGAATTTGTTTTCACATGCTTTGTCCAGAAACTCGATGATCTCTGATATTGGTCTGCCCTTAAGATCGCATTGATTGACCAAGTTGTCAAGCGTAATATACATACTGTCCGTATCACAAGCAATGACATAATCTTTTCCTTTTGTCTTGAATAATTTATTCAGATAGATATTCATCTCACGTTCTATCCACTTGATGGACAGTTGCCCAGACAAAGTAATTGACTCTGCTAGTTTGTCATCAAACCAACGGAACCACTCATTGGACAAAGCACCGTATGCTGAGTTGAGTTGGATCTTTTTTGCCAACTGCATATTGTGGTGACGAGCAATGAGTTTAACATTTTCCTCACAAGGATTTGCTTCCTGTGCTTTCTTTGCCTCAATCATCTTTTGCTTATAGACAACTCGGTCGTCATACATTCTTTCCATCAGTTTAGGAAGGAACCCGTGACGCTCACGACCAAAGATAGCACCCGAACCTGTGATGGTTACATCCTGTTCGAACATGTAATTTCTGATTGGTGTATTGTTGAGATGCCCATCTAGGATCTTCATCACACCTTCTTCACCAGATATATCAGGCATCTGCCCAACGTATGTTTCAGGTGAGATGTTGTACTGCATAATCAAATGTGGATATAGTGAGTTCAAGTCGAAAGATACAACCCAATCGTACATTCCAGGATTTGGGTGCTTAACGAACCCACCATGAATAGAATGATCCTTACGAATCTTTGTAGGTTGCGGAACAACGACTCGCTGGTTGATAAGATAGTTGTGGATGATAACATCCCACAACTTCACTGAGGTAAATGCATCCTGATAGTTAACCTTAGCATCGTAGGCAATAGCATAGACCTGCTCGATGAACTTCAACTTATCATCAAGACGATCTACAAGGTCAACGTCTCGAATGTTGTACTCAATGAACTTTTGAAAGTCACGCTTATAAAGATCAAACAAAGAAGCATACTCAGAGTAATCCATCTTGCGCTCACCCAACTCAACAGAACAGATATGGTCGAGGCGATACGATTCTTGGTTTGAGAATGAAAACTTCTTGTAGAGTGGCATGTAGTCAAGGATGGTCACACCAACAGGAATGTATGCTTTTTGTGTCTGTGTACCAAACACAACATCTCGTTCTTCAAGAATATTCCAAGGAGACAACTTCTTTGCCATCTCAAGACCCATGAGCGACTTGATACGATTAACGATATAAGGAATATCGAAGAACTCTACATTCCATCCAGTGATAACGTCAGGATCAATAGAACGCCATACATCAAGGAACTTTGTGAGAAGAGTAATCTCGTCCTTGCACTTTATGTACTTGACGTTAGGATTATCAGACACAAAGTCACCACAACCAAGCGCCATGTACTTGTCGCCATACTTCATGGTGATAGCAGTAATTTCTTTGTCTGCTAATTCAATGCTTGGAAATCCTTCATCAGCAGCAACTTCGATGTCTATGTTAATTTTCGAAATAAGCGATACATCGTAGTCGAGCTGCCCAGAATAATAATCATTGATGAAAGGATAAAGATGGTTTGTAAATCCAAAGATGTCAAACCCATCCACGTCTGAATATCTTTTGATAAAGTCTCTAGCATCGCTCGGGCTTGCAAAATCAATTCTATCAACTGCTTTCCCCTGTAGTGTTCGCCATGGAGATTCTCCTGTCTTAGAATTTAGAAACATATATGGTTTGCACGGAATAGTCAACTGCACTCGCTGACCACTTTCATAGCCACGAAGCAGGATATTGTCATAGTGTAATTGGGCGCTTGTGTAAAATTTGCTCATTGTTTACTATACGTCACTTTCGAAAAGAATGCAAGATAAAAATGTAGGGGGATTGCTCCCCCTACTAATAATTTTAAATTTTTGCTTCAAAAGCAGTCTGTCTTGCAATAGATTCTATTTCCCATCTCTGAATACCAAGATCTGATAGTTCTCGATCTGATAGTGAGTTTAGTTCATATATTGTTCTTGCATACCTGACTTGCTTAGTGAAATAGTTTTGAAAAATATCAAGTAGATACATTCGCCTTCGTTCCTTCTGTTAGAAATTCTTTCTTTGTAGAAGGAGGTTCTGTCTTTGACTGTGCGTCGCTAATGTCAATTTTCTTTGGCTTCATATGATCTGGAATAATATTTTCTAACCATACCTTAAGCATGCCATTCATGAGTTCTGCATTCTTAATCTGAATAGTATCAGATATGTTGAATTGACGAGTGAATGGACGATCTGCAATTCCTTTGTAGAGATACTGAAGGTTGAGTCCTTCCTCAACAAGATCATCTACTGTAGTATGTCCAGAAATAGTCAAAGTGCCATTAGCAATTTCAATATCTAGATTTTGCTTACCAAAACCAGCAACTGCCATTTCGATAACATACTTGTCATCATCTATCTTGGCAATATTATATGGCGGGTAATTTGGGATTGACTTACCCAAGATAGTATGTGCATCTGCCATCTTCTTGAGCATTCCGTCATATCCAACAAAATATCTATCAAGTTTGGCTAGATCGCCAAAAATATGATTGTGATCAATTTTAAATGTAGTCATTTTAGACCTCCTATAGAGCAAGGTTTGAGTTTAAAGAAAATGATCTAATTCCATATAGGCAATCAAGATCACTATTATATATATGCAAAAATTTCGTATTTTCAACCATGCATAATTTATAAATACCACGCGACTTGATTTTTTTATTTTTTATGTTTTAAAATTATTAACTTTTTAATACAGGAAAATGAAATGATACCTTTAGATCCAAAAAAAGCACAGCAGCTAGGAAACGAGTGGGGCAAAGTAGCTGCTGATTCTGTTTTTGGGATTGTTGATGTTGTAGATAAAGCGAAAGCTAAAAAAGCTGCTAATAAAGGTGTTATGGAACACAACCATAAAGTAGTGCAACAAACTAAAATCTTAAAAGATATTGCTATCAAAGAGCTTGAAAAAGAGCAAGAGCGAGACATGTTGATGAGAATGTCTCCTTCTCAAAGAGATGCATATCGTAAAGCACAGCAAAGTGCTATAAGACATGAAAAAGAAGAAGCACAAGAACGTGCTGAACGTAATGAAATTATCCAAATGATATTAGGATTATTTGTAGGATTACCTATAGTAATCTATATGTTCCTATTCATTATGGTCGCAATTTTTTCAGCGACTGACAGATCAATGTATAGAAGTTTGTCTACTATTGTTCCTGGCGCACAAGCAGTGTTTGGAAAATATTGATATGGCAGAACACGATTATGAAGCACATCCATGGTTAGTAGGATTTGACAAAAAAGACAACAACCAAAAAATTGAAGCATTGACTGAACAAGTCAAATATTTAGAAAATTTAATAGGGACAATATCTGTTATTTTATTAGTGAGCATATCTTTATTTTTAGTATTAATGGCTATATCATTCGTGACTGGAAAAGTAGATATTGGCTTAATAACATCATTATTAAAATAGGGGATAAGCATGTCTGATATAATACAGAAAAATTCAAAATTTAAAAGATTTGATCTTGATGGAGATGGTGTAATGTCTGATGAAGAAATTAAAAAAGCAGAAGAGATAATTGAGTTTGAAAATAAAGATGCTAAAGAAGATCAGTTGAGAAAAATGGCATGGGCAGCAATGATTAGCATGGTCATTTTTACATTTTTTCTTTTCTTACCAATAATCACAGTTGAAAGAATCACTGCGCTTGCAAGTGTGCTTCAGATGTTTTATATAGCACAGGCGGGCGTTGTTGCAACATTTTTTGGCGCTAGCGCTTACGTAAGCAAGTAACAGGAGGCATTATGTCTACGCAAGAAGAAAAAAATGAAAAGATATCAGAAACTCTTGCTGCTTCTGCTAGCAAAGGTGCGATGGTTGAAAAGATAACCTTTGCTGGTATACCAATTTTATTTAGCTGTGTCGTTTACCTTATGTCATCTTTGGGTAATGCAACAACTGAAATTATTCAGTTGAAAGCAAAAATTGCTGTTGTAGTCAATCAAGATAACAAAGCAATTCCTCCACAGGGTACTACTATTGATATGGCACAGATTCGCGAAGCTCTAAACGATAAGATTGACAAAGTAGAGAAGGATGCAGCTTTAGCAAGAGCAGCAATGACTCTTGATAGAGAAAAACAACTTGCAGCAAACCAAAAGATAACTCTTGAAATGCAATCTGATGCTGCACAAGCAAGAGCAGCAATTAGATCAGAATCTATTTTAGGGATACAACAACTTAAAGAAACACTCAACAATAAAATTGATTCTATTGACAAATCATCAGCACTTAGTAGAGCAGAATTAGATAAGCGTGTTACACTATTAGAAAAGGGATTAAAGAATTAAGGTTTATTACAAATTCTTAATCCATTAGAAAAATCCCAACCAGTAGTAGCTTTACCACCAGCATAACAGGGACCGCTAGATTGTTTGGCGGTCCCTTCCCATATCACACGGTCTTGTCTTTCATCTCTATACCAACCACTATTTTTATCCCACACCATTCCGGGAACAATTTGACGACCTACATTACCTATGATTTGCCAAATTCTGTTGTTAGTTTGTATCTCAGTAACAGGTCCTGTCTTAATATCACATTGAGAAGTTCTTGCCCAAACTCGTCCAGTCCAATCAGGAGCAGCGGTTTCACAAGCAGAAAAAGCAGGTGTTGTAAAGAACAACATTATTAAAAGAAAAAAGTAACGCAATGTTACTACTCCTAATAGAGAAGCATAACAACATCACGTTACTCATAATATGAATTCACACTTCTTTATTTATAGGTTTCTTAACTAGTTCTTTCTTGCTTCGGTCATACCAAAATTGGCTGCTAGCACGCAGCTTTTCGGCACTAATTCGAACATGTTCCATCAAAGCAATAGCAGTCGTTGCTTGAGACTTTCGGAATGATTTGTCTTCTTGATCTATCATGTTCTCGATGAGCTCAATAGCCAAATCTATGTAAGGACAGACATGTTCGGGCACTACAGGCTTCTTAATAGTCATATCAAGCCACCGCCTTCTTCACCTCAAAGTTAAAGAATTTGCCATCACGGTTTAGACATTGGACTTCGCGAGTCCATCGCTTAGCATCTTCTTCTGTGACAAAGTGCAGTCGATCCTTCACCGTCAACCCATTGAGGTTGCCCTTGGTGAAGTATTTTTCAAACTCGACCACAAACTCATAAGCACCAGGATAAATCGAAGACATGAGCCACTCCTTTTTCTGAGCATCATATATTGATTATACACGGACTATTTATTTTGTCAACCGGAAAAATGAACCCCTAGAACGAAAAGAAATGCAATAATTGCCATCCAATTGATTGCAAGCAAGGTTAAGAATGTTTGAATCATGTTACATTTCTTAAATTATTTGTTACATCAATTTTTTGACTTTGGAATAAATTAAATTTGTCATTGCACTGCATACTACACACTTTTAATTTTCCTTCTTTGATTGAAGGTTTGCTCCATGATTGTACATATTTTTCTAAATGTTTTTCTTCTAATATTTTTTTTATAGATTTAAATTTAGCATTAATATCATTTTTATTATCAATTATTGATCGCATTTCTATATTTTTTTTATCATACAAAGAAAGTGCTGTCCAGCAACAAGGAGTCACCAATCCTTCAGCACTAATATAAATGCTTTTAATAATGGCGCTATTACATTTTATAGAACAAGAATCATAAAATTTTTCTATATCTTGTATAGAATATACTGTATTTAAAGCTTCATTAGAATATAATTTTGTTGGTTTCAATCCACTTTTATGATATCCTTTCCATCTAGAACTAAATTTTAATTCAAAAGAATCAAACCCCATTTCTTTAGATAATTTTTTAGCTTCATCTACTTGATGTTCATTATGTTCAAATACAAGATAATCCCATTGTGCTTTCCCGCCCGCGCCAATGAAAGATTGTGCAGATTGCATAACTTTATCCCATTGAACATTTTTTCTATAGATGTGATTTGTATCTTCTAATCCATCAATACCAAAAATAACGATACCTATATCACCAATTAAATAAGCTAAATCTTCCCAAAAATCTATATCTCTTGCACCAGCATTTGAATGAATTTTAAGAAACAAATTTTTATTATTAAATCTAAAATACTGAATAATTTCAATAAAATCTTTAGCTAGAATTGGTTCACCAAAATTGCCACATAACGTAATAGCATCTAATTGTTTGATAAATTCCTTAGGAAAAATAAACTCAATGTCTGATAAACTTAATTCTCTTTTTCCTACAAGCAAATTACCTGTCCTAGGACACATAGGACATTCTGCTTGACATCTTTCAGTCAATTCAAGATGGACTCTTTTTATTTCTTCATACTGATACATCAACAAGTAACAGTGAAATTTCTAGGGCAATTTGGTATGTTGCAGACGTAATTGCTTTTATTTGACATACTTAGTCTACAAGTAGTACATACTTCATTCCACGGATCATAATAATGTGGCGGAAAAGGAGTCGTTGTAGGCTTTACAGTCGGTACAGAAATTTTCTGTAATGTGTCTAATGCAGCACGAAACCCGTCATCATATCCACGCTTATAATCTTCTTCACTCATCGTTATCTCCATAAGAAAATGGTGCGCGGGGAGGGACTCGAACCCCCAACCAGACCGTTATGAGCGGTCGGCTCTAACCATTGAGCTACCCGCGCTATACTTTATTTATGAAATATATCTAATTTCTTTTTCGAGTCTAAGAATGTCTTTTCTTTGAAATTCAATTTGCTTTTCTAGTTGCTGAATTTTCAATTTCAATTCTTCTATCATAGCATATAGCATATCAATATGAATATCTGTTGCGCTTTCAAGCATCTTCAATATCAATCTCCTGTTCCCAATAGCGACTATAAAAGTGTTTTCCGCAAGCATCAATTTCCTTTTGCGGATATCCTTCTGAAAGGAACCATTCAACCATATCCTCGGGACGAGGCTCAGGTACAGGCTTAGGAAACCCATACTTCCAACCTGAGGGCGGATCGACCATCAATACAGTTTTCTTAGTCATTATGTATGAATTCCTAAATTTATATTTGAAGTTTTAATTTGAGAAGGACATGGTGATAACATGCATGTATAATTTTTGACTTTGCTCAAATCAATACCACAACCATGGCATGGGATGATGCTATGATCAGTATATTGTATTCCATACTTATCTCTTGGCCACTGAAGGTCCATTGTCTGTGCAGGTTGATGTTGTTTAGTCGTATCAGGAACATACGTCTTGTCTTTATTAAACTCTTGCTTTGCCATTTCCCATCCACACTTGAACCCGCGTTCAAATTCTGTTGGAGGACTAAATTCTTTCGCAAACTCAGCACAACGCTTCATCAAGTCATCATATTTACTCTTATATTCAGCTGATTGTAAGTATTTAATTTGATCATTCACCACTTTCTTGCTCCTATTATTCAATTCATTCAAATGCCGATAGTAATCTTCACAGGGAAATGCTGTCATTTTTTATCCCATTTAATTATTTCAAATGTGCCATCATAATTTTCAACAAGTGCAGTACATGATTCTACCCAATCACCACAGTTCATGTATCTAATGCCGCCAATATCACGAATGTTAGCATAGTGAATATGACCGCAAATGATACCATCTAACTTTTTACCTTTAACATAATTGCTAAGTGTTTCTTCATAATTTCCAATGAAGTTAACAGATTCTTTAACTGTGTTCTTTAGATACGCTGATAGAGACCAATACTTCAAACCAAAAACAGTTCTTACTTTGTTAATAAAACGACTCATATCAATGCTAAGATCATAAGCCCATCCACCAAGATGTGCAAGCCATTCAGCGTTCCTAATTACCACATCAAACTGATCACCGTGAGTAACAAGGTATAACCTATTATCGACTCCCACATGTATGGCTTCCCTAACCATAATAATATGACCGAATTCGTTATCGCAATAGTTACGCATAACGTCGTCATGGTTTCCTGGGATATATACAACTTCTGTACCTTTTCTTGCACGACGAAGCAACTTTTGAATTACGTCATTATGAAATTGTGACCATATCATTTTCTTTGACATAGACCAACAATCAACAATATCACCGACCAGATATATTTTTTCGCACTCAAATGTTTTCATAAACTCAAGCAGTTGATCTGCTTGACTCATTTTTGTACCTAGATGTAAATCTGAAATGAATACTGTTCTGTATGACTTCATCTATAATCCTTGTAATCATTCGTTGTAGATTTGTTTTTGAATGTCACAGAAAAATAATTAGTCAAGTACATCCATGTTGTACTGATAATGCCTTGATCCTTCAAGCGTCTTGGTGAAGAATAAAGCATTAAGTTTGGAGAAAATACAATTTTACCTGACTGCTCAAGACGTTTAGCAGTCATTGTATCTTCGCCATAGAAAGCGATTGAAAGATCGTATCCATTGGTTTTATCAAGAGCTGATTTCTTAATAAGCGAATTTCCCCCTTGCAGGAATACGCCGATGTATTTATTGCTTTGAAGAGCAACCCAATAATAGATGCGAGTCATTATTCTAAGCGCTAAGGTAGCACCATCATAAATCAACGGACCAGTAACAGCAACAACATCGGGCTTAGAAATGTGTTGCATTGCAATCCACACCCACCCAGGAAACAATCTTGAGTCAGCATCAATGTTTGCAATCAGATCATACTTAGCATTTTCATACCCTGCTTGACGAGCGAATACTACACCCTTACGAGATTCTTTAATAACAGTTGCACCTTCATGTAAAGCAATTAATGCTGTATGGTCAGTGCAGTTATTATCAATAACAAGAATTTCGTGTGGGATTAATGCAGCTTCTTTCTTAATTGATTTTATACAATAAGCAATATAAAACTGTTCATTATAGCAGGGTATTACAAATGTAATCATTTTTCTTTTTTCTCTGCAATTTTTGCGTTTATTCTATCCATATAATCATTTGGGATAGTACCAGCATACCATGATTCTACTTTTTCATATTTTCTGCCATTGATATGTTCAACATATTCTTTCATGGCATGCTTTTCCCAAAGCTTTAAATAATATAATTTTTTAAGGTCTTCTAAATCTTCATTAGATGTACATCTCCACCAAGTGAAGACTATCCAAGTTTTAAATTTAAACCATCCATCATTTAACCACTGTTTCATAATCTATATTCCTTGTTTTCCAATCGGGTACAAAATCTATATAATCAAGGGTTCTTTCAGGATTATCCCTCAGGAACCTAATCAACCTATTTATGAAATGCTTGTCTAAATAAGCTATCTCAATTATTTCCATATCGCGAAAAATGCGTTCTTGTTTTTCCGTCCACTCACTCACACCTTCACTCCCATATATTCTGCAATACGATCTATCAATGACATTTCATTTACTTCTGCTTGTTTTTTAGCTCTACGTTCAAAATACATACGCATCTTAGTTGTTTCTGTAAGTGACTTCATGTTGCGAATATCTGGATCAATTTGACTATATTGAATAGACGAAAATCCCATACGCCAATCTTTCA